CACTTTGCTTTGGTTTCAAGCAACTATCAATTAGTTCCAACAATTCCTTTGGTTTATCTATTAAACTTTGTAAAGACATCTTAAATTGGATTGATATATTATATACACAAGAGTTCTTTCTAATATATTTTCCTACAATCGCTTCTATTAATTTTATAATATCTGGTTTATTCCACCAGATAAACGACTGGTCTTGAAATACACTCAATAATGTTGGATTGGTCTTAATCACATTCAACATTTCTAAAATATCCTTATGTTCGGTATTCATAGTTAAAATACAAATCAGCGGAATAATAAAGGGTAATACATCTTTGGTAAGGGAAATATCAATATCTTTATCATCTTCTTTGACAACGGTATCTTTCTCTTCAACTTCATTATCACATCCACCTTGTTTTATAATTTCTTTTCCTGTTGGTAATGCTTCTTCACTTTCTTCGTCAAATTGAACTTTTACATTTACTTTATCATCTCCAACAGAACTGGTAAAATACTGGTTCATCATTTTTTGGTCTTTTGTATCCATATCAATAATACTTTCCTCAATCTTTTTCAATAATATTTTTAAGTTATGAATAGGGTCTGCTTTCCATATATGTAAAAGTTTCTCAACTAATTTTGTCTTATTTTCTTTTCCTTGAAACAAATCACTATCTATATTTATCAAATTGTTTTCTACCAAATAGGAGATTTTTTGTTCAACATTCAAATCTTTTTTATACACATTATAATCCAAACAAGTATTTAGAACTCTGGAAATATTCAAATCCACTACAAATCCCATTTTCTTTATTCCGCTATTTATTTTATCATTATCGCTATTATTGATACTTTCAGTCATACAACGATACATCATTTGAATAATTTTATCACTTGAAACAATATCATTAAATAGAAACACTACATCAACAAATGGTAGCGTAATTCCCAAAGTCAATTGATTTCCTGCTAATAAAATCAATCCATATTTCCCTTCTTCTTTTGCTTTCAATTCCCAATTTTTAATTTCTTCTTTCAAGTCCTTTACTTTATAGTCTTTTTTGGAATTAACTATTTTTATTTCATAATTTTTTAGAATACGATTTTTTAACATTCTTTCCTTTAAACAACAACTGACTTTATCTATTAGCATATCTGCGCCAAACGGCAAAAACCACAATTGGCTTGTAAAATCACCATTATTTAGTCGTGTTCTGCTATTTTCAATTTGAGAAGTTTTTTTAATTCTTTCATATATAGACTTTGTATCTCTAACTGCAACCGTCATATCAATTGTTCCATCTCCAGAAATATATTGTAAAAACTTATCAACTTCTCCCGTATAATTAAAGCTATCACCACCACCAATTATAAATGTTTTTAATTTTTCGTTCCCTTTTTCTTTTCCTTGTTTGATTGTAATCTTTTTTTGTTCTTTTTTAAGTGGTGTTGTTGAAAATAGTGTTGACATTGAAAATCCATATGATGTGTCTTTTATTTGTTCCTTGATTACTTCAAATCTTTTTCTATCCATCGTATTTGTGAGAATGTGTAAATCAGGCATTTTATCATAAATACATAATAATTGTTCTTTATTTTCTTCGGTTAACAACAACAACACATCTTCTCCATGCTTTTCTACTAATCCTTGAATATTTCGTTTTTTACACAATTGTTCGTCTTCAATATCCCAATACGACTGACATTCTAAAGGGATATTCCATTCACTTAAAGGTTTTGCATAAGTTGCGGTTAAATATAATTTTATAGTTTTTGGTGATGAATAGGATTGTAACATATTTTTAGACATTTGAGTTGTTCCGTGAAAATGGTTCTCGTCAAATACGATAAAATCCAAATTAAGTTGTTGAATTGCTTCCACTTTTTTTTCAAAAACATAATCATCTAATAATTGTTTGCTCACAATAATAATATTATTTTGTGCGAGAACCATAGTTTCAAAATCAGTTCCTTTTTTAATTTCAACAATATTTATTCCGTTAAAATCTCTAAACTTGTGAAATAAATCATCTGTGAATTGAGATAATGTTTCGGTTGGTGCTGGTGTAATAATTAATCCATTTAACGATATATATTTTTTATAGTATTTAATAAACAACCCTCCAACACAATAAGTTTTTCCAGACCTAGCTTTTGCTCCTAATAACAATTCCTTTTCTCCTTCATCAATACTTTTCATTTGTCTATCAGTAATTAAATCTTGATGAAATCGCAATTCTAATGGAATCATGGAATTACAAAATTTAGAATTAACTTCACCAATTGTAATGTCTTGTATAGAATGTTTTAGATTTTGAAAACATATTTCTAATTCGCCTAAATCTAAAATGTGATGAATATTTTCCTTGATATAATTGTTTGTTGATTGACTTGATGCGATGATATCCAATACTTTTTGTTTATTATTTACAACAAGATAAATATCGCATTCTTTATATTTATGCGAATGTTGTTTTACAATTGCTAAAATTTTCTCAACATCATAACTATCAATAGATTTTTTACTATCATCTAAATAAAACTTCGAAGACATAAATACCCATTTCCCATTATTTTTATTTTGTAATGTAATATCACTTGAACCTCCTTTTCCCTTGCTAAATACAGATAGACATCGTAAATAAAGTTCCAAATTATCCACTTTTTTTAATTTACAAGTATTAATATTTCCTTCATAGTGGTCGTAAATATCATTTGGTAAGATGGAATAAAACCCAAATTTAATAATAATATCACATACTTTTTCAAATACATTACCTCTTTTAGATTGTGTTTCCGCTTTTGTTTTTCCATTTACAGATTGTAAAAGTTCATAAAAAGTAGATACTTGTTTAATGCGCTCAAATAATTCAATTCCGTTCATTTTTGAGTATAGTTTTAGTATTTTAGTATATTTATATTGAATAAAAAACAATTCAATTTTATATTCAATTTTATGTATCTTCATATAGTTTTAGTTTATGCTTTCAATAAGTATTTACATAAATCTTTTCAATAAGTATTTAAATAAATCTTTTCAATAAGTATTTAAATAAATCTTTTCAATAAGTATTTAAATAAGTCTTTTCAATTATATCAAAATGAAAACTTCTTGTTATACAACTCAAAATGATTTATTATTAACAAATCTTATGACTTTTTATAAAGATGAGCAAATGTTGAGTAAAATGTTGAAAATAATTACTGGAGAATGCCAAATCTCTTTAAGAATTGTTGATTGGTTTTCTACTAATTATGCAAAAAAATATTATACTGTTTTTGATAATGAAGATGGTAGGCGATTTAAAGTCTATGTAGATTACAAATTGAAATTAAAAGCTTATAGTAAAAGACGATTTGACCCTTTTTGTAGATGGGATAGGATTAGTATACCTTATAAAGATGGAACATGTATAGAAACTACAATTGGACAATTAAATTTTTTTAAATGGGCGTTGGAAAATAAAGTTATTGATTTTATTGAAGATAATTATACGGCAATTGAAGCCGATATGAACTGTAGAAACAGCACATCAAAACGTAAAGAAACTATTGTTGATAATACTAAAACAAGGAAAAAGAGAGAAGAATTATCTGTTTCTGCTACAAAATCAATAAAAAAAGAAAAGGTTGAAATCGTATTGCAGTTCAATTGATTTAGAGCTTTTACATAAATAATAAGCACAATTCCGCTTTTGCTTTACGAAGGTCGGGTGATGAGATAGAGAGGGATGGGCTTTGCGAATCAAATGTTCGTCGGTTTAATTAAAATATTATTTATATCTTGTTTATTTCTTTCTCGTCTTTAGGTTTTTTATATATTTCTTTTATCTTCATACACGTTCCACAATTATCTATATTACCGTAATCTATATTAAATTTTTTATTTTTGTCTGATTGTGCACCCCATCTGCCTAACGGTTTAACTAAATTTCTACTTAACAATAACGAGAACTTTGGGAAATTGAATAATTTTATTAAAGACATTTTTTATTAATTACGTTATAATAAATGTGTAAACCTATTTCAATTTTTTTTTACGAGAGATAATGAATGTATTTCAAAATTCAGTAATGTTTAAGAATATTAACTAAAATTAGTTAAAAATAGTTATTTAAAAAAATTGATTTAAAAATAAAATATTATATTATATTATAATAACGAAAAATGGTTAAATATAGTTGCGAAAAATGCGGAAAAGAATTTACTCAAAAGGGACATTATACCAAACATACTACTAAAAAAAATCCTTGTGTTTTTGAAAGTAAAATCGCAGAAATGATTGAAAAGGTTGTTGCTAAAAAAATAGACGATATTACTTCAACAAATATTATTAATCAGCAATCATCGTTTTTTATAATTGATTCAAAAAATACACATAAAGAAATTAAATATATTGATTTGTTTTGCGGATTAGGTGCGTTTCATTATGCTTTTAATTCGTTACACACTGAAGACACAAAATATAAATGTGTATTTGCTTGTGACATAGATGATAAAGTTAGAAAAATATATAAAGAAAATTATGGAATTACTCCTGAAGGTGATATTAATAATATAAATATTGAAAATATACCTGATTTTGATATTTTATGTGCAGGATTTCCATGTTTTATAGCTGGAACACAGACATTAACCAATAATGGTTATAAAAATATCGAAGATGTTAAATTAACCGATAAACTTTTAACACATACGGGAAAATTTCAAAATATTTTAAATTTACAAAGAAAACAATATAGCGGAAAAATATTTGATATAAAAATAAAATATCATCCTGAAATTATTAGTTCAACAGAAGAACACCCATTTTATATTTGTGAAAAGAAAAAAAAATGGGATTCTTTAAATAGACAATATAATATATTCTTTACAGAACCAAAATGGAAAAAAGCAAATGAACTAACTATTAATGACTATTTTGGAATGGTTATTAATGATAATGAAATTATACCAGAATTTACTTTTGAAAAAACAATTAATCAACATAAAAAAGAACAGTTATACATTAAATTAGATAATTTAGATTATTGGTTTGTTATGGGATATCTAATTGGTGATGGTTGGATTGAAGAAACTATAAAAGAAGATGGACGATGTATGTATAAAATACGATTTGCTATTAATAATAAAGACGAGGAAGAAGTTTTTGAACGTATAAATAGGGTTATACCTATTACAGATAAAAATTGTGATACTGGTGATAAATGTAAAAAATTTGGATGTTCTAATATTATTTGGTATAATATTTTGAAACAGTTTGGGAAATTTGATCACGGTAAATTAATACCTGAATGGGTTCAAGATGCACCAAAAGAATTTATTCAAGAATTCATTAACGGATATATGAAAGCATATGGTTGTATCAAAAATAATAATATTTTGCAAATTACAACAGTATCATCAAATTTAGCATATGGATTGCAAAGATTATATTTAAAATTAGGATATATATTTTCAATAAATAAACGTGTTCGTCCTAAAACTACGGTTATTGAAGGTAGAACCGTAAATCAAAGAGATACATATTGTATAAGAGGAACATTACAAAGAGAACGACAAATTTCTTCATTTATTCGAGATAATTATGTTTGGTTTGCTCCATTTAAAATTACAAAGAGAGAGATAACCGAAATACCTGTATATAATTTTGAGGTTCAAAATGATAATAGTTATATTGTTATGAATACAATCGTTCATAATTGTCAACCATTTTCAATAGCAGGAAAAAAAGAAGGGTTTGAAGATAAAATTAAAGGAAATTTGTTTTATGCTATTTTAAAAATTATTGACATAAAAACTCCAAATACAATAGTATTAGAAAATGTAAAAAATTTATTAACTATTGATGGAGGAGAAACATTTAATACAATAAATACGGAATTACAAAAAAGAGGATATATTGTTAGTTTTAAAATTATTGATTCTAAATATTATAATTCTCCGCAATCGAGACAAAGATTATTTATCATTGGCAGTAAAATAAAAAAATATGAATTTCCATTAGAACCATCTAAAACAATAACTCCTGTTTCAAGTATAATAGATTTTACTGAAACTAAATATTTAAGCTATGAACATAAATATAAATTAGAAAAATGTAAAGAAAATGGAACTAAAAATAATTGTAAAATGTTATATAAAATGATACATAAAATATCAAATAATGGAGGAAGACAGGGTGAAAGAGTGTATTCAATTGATTCGTGCGGACCCACTATTTGTGCTTCTTCTGGCGGACCAGGAGCAAAAACTGGATTGTATTATATTGATACAAAAGTTAGAAGATTAAATGTTAACGAAGGGTTAAAAATGTTTGGATTTGATGAAAATTATAAATGGAATACAATTGTTAAAAATGAAGAAATGTTATTTTATCTCGGTAATTGTATTGTAGTTAATGTTGTAAAAGTATTATTGTCTAATTTATGATAATTTATCACATAAATTTAATATTTCCTGTGTAACTTTTAATTTTGCTTGTATATGATTTGGTGAATTATCCGTATTACCACCACCTTTTCTCTGTAATGCGATGTATGGTGATAAATGTAAACAAGTACCATTTTTTTTAAGTTTAATGTCTATTTTTATTGTTTGTTCTATAAATTCAAACAATTTTTTACTTGAAATTATATATAATTCTACATTAGTAAAAGTCTTATTTGTTTTCATTATACACCAATAATCATTCATTTGTGTATTATCTTCTCCTATTAGTGTTTTTTTTATATATTGCGTTATATCGTCTAAATTATTATTACACAATTTCATAAAATCTATTTTTTGTCCTTCGCTCATTAATGATTCATTTTTACTTTTTCTTATTAGAGTTAATAATGTTAAATATTTTCTTATACATTGATTGTTAAATGTATTTTTTATATGTCTTCTATCAAATGAATCGCCTCTACCTCCTAAATTTTCTATTTTTTTATTTTGAATATTTATACTACAACCATCTTCAAAATAAATTTTTGTATCATATTTTTTTCCGTGAATTTTATGTAATGAAATTATTTTTTTTCCAAAATATTTTTCTAACTTACATTTTATTAATTCGTGTGTTCTAAATATATCCTCTGCCTTATATCCTGATTTAGCAGTTAAACTATTTTTACTATATTCTTGTATAGGGTTTTGTTCCTGTAATATAATCGCTTCATTATATAAATTGGTAGTTTGTTCGTCCATGTTGTTTATTTACAAATACTTATTATAATAAGTTTCAAATCAATTTTTTATTATAAATTTGTATCATTAAGTCAAAAAACAAAACAAAAACGCAAAAAGAAAAAAAACACAAAAGGAAAACTATAAAAATATTCAAATATTACAATAAAAATACAATATAAATAATATTTTTTTTTATTTAAAAATATTATACAAAATAAAGTAATGGGTAATTCACAATCATTCAAAAGAATTAATTTTGAAGATATTCAATATATACAGACAATATCAAAGGACTCATACTTGTTAATTAATACACTTTATGATAAAGACCAAGAATGTCTAATACCTAATACTATAAATATACAACAAGAAGAACAAATAATCAATAATTTATTAAAATCAGGTAATAAAAGTATTAAAATACTTATTTATGGGCGTAATTGTAACGATGAAAGCGGTTATAAAAAATATACACAATTAACATCTTTAGGTTTTTATAATATTTATATATATCCAGGTGGTTTATTTGAGTGGTTATCATTACAAGATATATATGGCTATAAAGAATTTCCTACTACAAAAAAAGAACTGGATTTGTTAAAATACAAACCTTCAAAAACACTTAATGTTGCATATTTACAATACTAATAGATAACATAATTAAAAATTTTCATCATTTAATGCATATTTAACAAATTCATTATCGGAATTTAAATAATTATTTATTATATTTTTTGTTTTATTGGTAATAATATTTCCATTATCAGTATATTTTATAATAATAAAATTTGATAATATCTCTCTACGTATTTTTTTTTCTGTAATGCCTTCACTTTTTATATACACTACAAAATAATTCCAACAATCAGCCAAGAGCAAATTTATTATTTTCGGTGTAATATTATTTTCTTTATATCCTACTATTATTTCAATAATTCTTTGTAAATTTTCTTTTGTATCAATTGAAGTTATTTCTTTGTCTAAAGAGAGAGATAATGCATTTGGAATAGTAGTAATAAATCGTTCTAATATACCTTTTGAACATGATATTGCTTCATTTCCAGATCCATCATATGCAGATAACGAGTCATCTAAAAAAAAACTTATATATTGTTGTTTAAACTCTGTAGTTCTTCTTGAGATAAATTCAAAAGATGCAACTACAAATTGTCTAAAAGTTATATTATGTATATTACCATTAATATCTGAAATATAATTATCAAAAATTGTATGAATATCATTATTTAAAACCGAATCTATTTTGATAGATAATTCATTACAAGGATTAAATAAATGAAATATATAAGTTTTTATTTCATCAACTATATTATTAATGTTTTTATTTGATAAATTACTAATATCTGTTTCATTTATGTTAATTTTTTTCTTAATAGAATTTATATATGATAAATCACAATTTTCGCTACTATTTAATAATAAAATTAATTCTTTATAATTTTCTAATGAACTTTCAAAGAATTGATGAATTTGGATTGGATTAATTTCATTATTTTGATATATTAAATTAGTTCCTGTTAAATTAGCACCTGTAAAATCAGTTCCATCTAATTCCGCCATATATAAATTTGATTCAGTTAAATTTGCATTAATTAAATTTGCATCAGTTAGATTTACCCCTGTTAAATTGGTTGAAATCATATTACTCATTTCCAAATTGGCTCTTGTCAAATTGGCTCTGCATATATCAGCTCCTTGTAAATTAGCATTATATAAATTCGTATCAGTTAAATTAGAAATAAATAAATTTGCATTAATCAATTTAGTTTCTTTCAAATTAGATCCTGTAAAATCTATACCAGCTAAATTGGTGTTAGATAAATCTGCTTTACTTAAATTAGCACCTATTAATTCTACACCTTCTAAATTCAAACCACTTAGATTAGAACTGCTTAGATCTGCATAACATAAATTAGCATGTAATAAAATATTTGTTCTCAAATCCATATTACTCAAATTTGCACCATACATGTTTGCTTTATATAAATTTGTATTTACAAGATTATCAAATGTAAAATTTCTATTTTTAAGGTCAAATCCAGATAGATTTTGTAGTATCGTCGTTTCTAAATTCATATAAATATTTATATAAATATCTTTAAATATATTTGTAACATTGTTAATCTTTAAAGATGTAATCAATAGTATAAAAAAGTGCGTAAAAAAATGATTACAGTATATTACTGTAACCTGAATTTTTATTTTATACCCTTGAAGATTTCAAACGACACTCCACCGTTTAAATCTTCGTCGGTTTAATTTTTTATATTATTAATTATTTAATAACTCTTATATTTACCAATTTCAATCAATTCATATCCTTCAATAGCTTCACTTTCATTTGAAATAATATCTCTACTCCAAAATCCAACCCATTTTTCGTCAATATCATCTGCATTACATCCACCTTCACACGTCAATAGTGGAAGTGGGTGATTAAACCCCTTACCAGGATTCATAATATATTGTTTTTTGCTATGATTTGTAATAAAATTACAATCATTGTTGAATAATTTTATTTTAGACACATGATCACCATCATCCTGCTCATTATATAGATTTTTGTCAGAATATTTTTCTTTTTTAGAATAATCACCAGCCCAAACCATACGGGATTTATAGAACGCACCATTTACACTAAGCATTTCATCAATAACATTCATAAATAATGACCCAACCCTAGAATGTTCTAATATTTTAAGACCTTCCCCATATCTGTGGGGACAAAGCCAAAGACGAATAGTTTCTTTTTTATTTACTGTTGGTTCATAACCGAGAAATACGACTTTATAGTATTGACCCATTTTATATATATATATTAATCTAATGGATTAAAAATTAATTCAATTTTTTTTGTATTTTTTATTATATATTATTGAAAAATTACCATAAAAGATTTTCAGGAAAATATTCAGTTAAAATATTATTATAATATTTTTTAATTTCATCTGTGATTGTAAAATCATCGTCTGTTTTGGAATATAAATCAAATGCATTGAAATTAAGAACGTCTTCCAGTAATTGCATATCATCTGATACCATAAATTCACGATATGAACCACCAGTATGCCAAGTATAAAAAGAATGAAATCTTATGATATCTTTATATTTTTGTGGAAAAATATGATTTTTATTACTCTGTAAAACATTATACAAATATTCATCATGACCTACTGATAATAATAAATTGCGGATTCCACAGTGAGGTTTATAAACACCATATTTTGTATTATAAATAGTATTATTATAATCTATATTATTTTTCATTGTATCATAATAAACAATAGTTTCAGGAAATTTGCATCCGACAACAAATGTATCACCAACAACAGCCCATGACGGTTCATTAAATTTGAATAATATTTTACCTAAATCATGAATTATACCACAAATTTGTAACGCTTTATTTTCAGGGTATTGTTTTCTAATAGATTCAGCTGTTTGGTATGCATGAAATGAATTAGGTTTATCCGTATCTGGATCGGATGGATCTATAAATTCATCCATCATTCTGAGAACATCCGTCATAGAAAAACTACAATTATAAGATTTTTTATATTGTTTAAGTTTTGATTTTACAAAATCGTATGTTTGATTCTCATGTTGATTCCTATAGAATAAAAATTGTGGGGAATCTATATTATATATTCTTAATGAATCTGTTTTAGTTTGCATAGTAATATAATAATAATATATAATATTTACAAAAAATAAAACAAAAAAGTTATACTTAAAAAATGTTTAATTGTAAATAAAAAAAAATATTATTTAGTATCTATACACCAATGTATTGAATAGAGTTGTTATTTGTTTGTTTTACGATTACCACCAAATTTCCTGCTATTTTTCCCGCCAAATTTCCTGCTATTTTTCCCGCCAAATTTCCTGCTATTTTTCCCGCCAAATTTCCCGTCGGATTCCCTAAAAAAATCATCAGATTCAACTTTTTCTCTACTATTTGTGTTCCGTTCAATATAATTTTTGTCTTTCTTTTTACCTTCTAGTGATTTTTTTTTTTTTATATCCATATCAAATATTTTTGATAAATTATATTCTTTTTCTAAAAAATTAATATCATTAATTGTCATTTCTTTAATTGTTTTCATATCTTTAGATGTGGTAGTTTTAGTTTTATTAAGAAAATATGGATAAGTATATATATCATCAAAACGATTATTTATATAATATGTCAAATTAACATAATTATAATTTATTGAAGATGGGAACTTAATATCATCAGGCCTTTTCCCTATATTAGATATTATGTTAACACCTGTAATGTTTTCCAGTTTTTTTTTATATAACAAAATATCCAAAGCTCGTTTGTGATCAAAATCTAGAAAACTGGATGTATTCCAAATATAAAATCCTATTGAATCGGTAGGTAAATTCATTATCTGATCTATAGTAAATAATTCTAAATCTTTGCACGTTTCGTATTCATGTTCTTTTGTAAAATAACTTTGGTAACTACGACTTTTTTTATTCGAAGACATTGTCTAATATAATGTGTATATATTATATATTATAATAATATATTTTTATAGATATTATTCATATCTTGTACAGCTTTATTATGTAATTTAAATGATAATATTTTAGAATAATCTGTAATAAATAATTTATCATTCCTATATTGTAATATCTTATCTTCAAATATTTTTTTTGATGTCTCTACAGAATCTTTATAATTTTTGTTTTCAACAACCATTCCATACATAATAGATCTATCAATATCATGCATAAAACTATCATATGCTGAAAGTAAATCGGCATCTCTAACTATATGATATGCTAATTGATACGAGCCAAGTTCAGTAAAATCATTTTTTGTAACTTTAGAACAAGATAATGATGTAATAATATCAGTAACGACATTTAGATTACTTACTGACATAAATTCAGACATATGATTTTTAATATGTTTGATACCTATCGATTCGTTGATATCTATTGATTCGTTGATATGGATTGTATCACTCATAACATGTAATATAGCAGATACCGCTATAATTTCTTTATAATCTTTAGATACTTTAGATTTTTTACATTCGTCAGTGTATATTAGACTTGCATAATTAAAAACTTGCATACTATGTTTCAATCCACAAGATTCACTGATATTAAATAATTTTGATGATTTGACAACTAATTTGAATGCATTATTAATTGAGGACATTATATTGTTATTATAACAATTGTAATTACAAGTTAATTTAATTCATTTTTTTTATGAAAAAAAATTGAATTAAATTATTTGTTTTTAAATAACAATATAATAACAATAAAATGGATCTAAATCAACGAAAATTAAATAGATCAGAATGGAATTCCATTGAAATTCCAGTTTCAAAAGATGAAATAGATATTTTAAATTTAATAATAAAGGGGTATCATGATGTAAATATTCGCATAAATAAACATGATTCAATTTTTACATTTCTGAAAATAGAATATAGTACAAAAATGAATGATTACTTATATAATAAATATTTAAAGAATATTGTGGTTAAAATTTTTAAGGAATATAAAATTGATTATATAAAAATAGATGTAAAAACAGACATAAAAATAAAAAGCAGTGATAAGATTCGTATTGATAATAATAATCATGATAATATGAGTGATATTGGTGTTTACGAGTTTGTTCTATTATCAAATATAGAACAATTTTTAAAAAATAAAAAAGAAAAAAAACAAAAACAAATATCCTTTTATTACTATACAATTTATAAATTAATTCAGAATGATATTAAATTTGTTAATTTTCATATTCTTGATATATGTAAAATAATCTTGGATAAATATCATTGTGAAATAGATAATAAAGATATAATAGAAAATGCGGTTGATAATATAGAAAAAAATTATAATATATTAAAATATAGTGATATTTGTCTTTATGAACATCAAAAAGAAATATTTACATTAATCAAAGAGCCAAATCCTAAATTGATATTGTATATGGCACCAACTGGAACAGGTAAAACATTATCGCCTATTGCAATATCTGAAAAATATAAAATTATATTTGTATGTGCAGCAAGACATGTTGGATTAGCATTGGCAAGATCGGCTATATCTGTAAACAAGAAAATTGCATTTGCATTTGGTTGTAGTAGTGCAGATGATATTAGATTACATTATTTCGCTGCGAGTGAATATACAAAAAATAGAAGAAATGGAGGTATTGGTAAAATTGATAATAGTATAGGGCATTTGGTTGAAATAATGATATGTGATATAAAATCATATTTACCTGCGATGTATTATATGAAATCATTTAATGACGACGAAAATTTGATTGTTTATTGGGATGAACCAACAATAACATTAGATTATGAAAATCATGAATTTCATAGTATAATAAAAAAGAATTGGAGTGAAAATTTGATTTCAAAAATGGTATTATCATCGGCAACATTACCGAAACTGGAAGAATTAAATGATGCAGTAAGTGATTTTAGAAATAAATTTCCAAATGCGGACATTCACAATATAACTAGTCATGATTGTAAAAAATCTATTCCAATTTTGAATAAAGATGGTTTTGTTGTTCTACCGCATTATTTAAGTGAAGATTATAGTGAAATATTAGAAATTGTTCAACATTGTGAAAATTATCTAACTTTATCCAGATATTTTGATTTAAAAGAATTAGTAGAATTTATAATTTATATACATGAAAACGGATTTATAAATAATAGAATGTCAATTCAAAATAATTTTGAATCATTAGATGATATTGATATGAAAAGTATTAAAATATATTATTTAAAATTATTAAAAAATATAAATCCTGGAATTTGGGGATATATTTATAATTATTTTAAAAACATCAGAGTTAGTAGAATACAATATAATACCAAAATAGATGTTAAAGGTAATAAAGTCGAATCTCCAATTGTATTAGGGAATCCCGGAATTTATATTTCAACAAAAGATGCTTTTACTTTAACGGATGGACCAACAATATTTATATCAAACGATATAGAAAAAATATCTAAATTTTGTATTCAACAAGCAAATATCCCTGTATGTGTAATGAAAGATATAATGTCAAAAATAGAATTCAATAACTTGTTAAATATCAAGATAAACGATTTAGAAAATGAAATAGAAGTTTTTGAAGAAAAGCGTAGTCAAAATGTGGAAAAACAAGGCGGAGAATATCAAAATAAAACTTCTCAATTAAGAAGTAAAACTGGTACAAATTCTCATAAAATTAATAGAGATTCAGATGCCGTCGACCCAAATAAATCTAATTTATTAAAATTAACAGAGGAAGTTAATTCACTTAGATACATGATAAAAAATGCGGTTTTGAATGATACATTTGTTCCTAATAAGATTCTTCATTCACAAAAATGGGCTGAAGGTTTAGATATTAGAAACGCATTTACAAGTGATATAGACCAAAATACAGTAAATGATATAATGCTTCTTACTAATGTAGACGACAATTGGAAAGTTTTATTGATGATGGGTATTGGTGTATTTACAAATCATGAAAATATTACTTATACTGAAATTATGAAAAAATTAGCCGATGAACAAAAATTATATATGATTATTGTAACGAGTGATTATATTTATGGAACGAATTATCAATTTTGTCATGCTTATCTTAGTAAAGATTTGAATTTGACACAAGAAAAAATTATTCAGGCAATGGGACGAGTAGGAAGAAACAATATTCAACAAAATTATACATTACGATTTCGTGATGATCAACAAATACTAAAATTATTTACAAGAGATTCTGATAAACCAGAAGTGAGAAACATGAATATTTTATTCAATTCAAGTATCTAAACAATTACATCATTTATTACACCGACTTTGTTGTAACTATAAATTGGCTTCATTTTTAACACTATTACATAATACATTATCCTCAAAATTGATTTCAATCATCATTTATTAATTCATCAATACCATCATCAAATTCTACGGTAATATTCCAACCTAATTTTTTTACTTTTTCATTGCTAATGTAATATCTTTTATCATTAAAAGGTCTATCATCAATAAATGTTATCCACTTATTAGTTTCGTCATTAGGTTTCATTTTGTGTATAAGTTTATATGCTATTTCAAAAATTGTATATTCGTGATTTTCATCACTTCCAATATTATAAATCTCCCCTACAAGTCCCTTCTCAATTATTAATTTTAAAGCATTACATACATCTATTACATGTAGAAATGCACGAATATTTGAACCATCACCTTGAATTGTTACAGGTTTGTTTTTTTTTAATAAATCAATGAAAAGAGGTATTAATTTTTCTGGATATTGATTTGGCCCATATACATTATTACCTCTTGTAATTATAATAGGCATTTTAAATGAATGAAAATATGACTTTGCGATCAATTCAGCTGCCGCTTTTGTAGCTGCATATGGATTAGTCGGACATAAAACCGAGCCTTCGTTTTTTTTCTCTTCGTTTTCTTCTAACATGGATTCACCATAAACTTCATCAGTAGATATATGAATAAATTTTTCTATTTTACCATATCTTCGGGAACATTCCAAAAGTGTATGTGTTCCTAAAATATTGTCATTAGTATATTGTAATGAATCTTCAAATGAGTTTTGAACATGTGATTGTGCTGCAAAATGAATAATTGTGTCGATATTATACGCTTCTAATATATGCTTTACAAGGTCTAATGAACATAGATTACCTTTTACTAAAGTATATCTACTTGATTTTCTTATATTTTCGCATATGTTATTTTCATCGGCACAGTAATACATGGCATCAAAATTGATTATGTTACATTCACAAGAATCAAAATAATAATTTATAAAATTTGAACCTATAAACCCACAACCTCCTGTAACTAATAAGTTTTTCATTTGTAAATAACATTAATTTGTGTTTAAATCGTTATTTACAAATAATATTAATCTTTTTTAAATTTATTCATTTTTATTAAAATATCAGTCACTGAATCCTTAATATTTTTTACCTTATTTTCACTTTCATCAACAATCCTTGATGTATCCAGACAATTATTTGACCTTTTTGATGCCAAAATTTGGTTTTGTTCTTCAATTGTAAAATTTTCCCATGTAAAATTTTCGTCAACTATTTCTTTATATAACTTTAATATTTCATTATGACTAATTGAACCTGGATTTGTTAGATTTATAGTTCCAGTTTTAAATTCGAGAGATAATTTTATCATAATTGGTAATAATTCATTCAAAACAGTCATTGAATTTGGAATTGAACAAATCTTTTTATAATTAGTTATTTTAGTTATGAAATTTCTCTCATTAACTTCATCTGTAATAGGCATTCTAATTCTCACATTTAATGTATTATGAGTATTAAAATTATGCATTAAACGGTCTGTAAATCCTTTAACAATTGAATAAGATGAACCAAAGAAATTTGGTAAATCATTTTCTGTAAATCCACTCAATTCATCACCACAATTATGTGAATCGTCATAATCAAAAATACAGCCTGTTCCTAAATAAGTAAAATGAATATTATTTTTACCACATAATTCTGATAATATCATCGGAGAGAAAAGATTATCTCTTATATTCTCTACTAACTTACCCGGCTTCTCTAAATAATCAATTGTTCCTATTTTTTCACCTTCATATACACCATGTGTTCTACCAATAAAACTCATTATATGTGTCAAATTTGCAAATTTTGTAATCTCATTTTGAACATCATCTGGTTTATCCGCTCTACTTTCAGCTTTATAAACATCAATATTCATTTTTTGTAATAAATTATATACTTTATTTCCAATCCATCCATTTCCGCCAAAAATAAGTATTTTAACCATAATATATTTTATATAAAAAAACTCTTTATATTATTGTAATAAATAATACTATGTAGAATCTAAAATTTAATAAAAAAATAAATAATCAAAAGGACGAACTTTTCATTTTTTTTATATTTACAATACATATTCGCCTTCATATTTAGCTTTAATTTTGTCATTTAGTATAATTAGCTGTTCTTGTAAGTCGTATTCTTCTGGTAAAACCATCTTAATATTTAATCGTTTATCTTCTACTCTTTTTTCAAATACCAAATGAGGTTTCTCTCTAGCTACAATTAGAGAAACATATTTTGGGAGTGATTGTTCTTTTTTTTCAGGGTAAATATTGTCTTCTAAATCATCCACAACTTTATTGGCTTGGGCTAATTTTTCTTCAATTGACACTTTATTTGATTTCGTTGTTGACCAAAACTTGTCTAATTTTGGGTGCTTTTCTATTTTAAAGAATTCTCTTTCTCTTGTATGTCCTTTATCTAACCATTCTTGGTAATAAACAACATATTTTCTCATCATATCTTGCCTAATGCCTTCAGGCAAATCTTTTGCGTTATGTTTTCGTTCTCTCTTTGTTCCTTCTTTAATTCCTTTTGAATTTTGTTCTTGCTCCTTTCTTGTAGCAATTCTTAAATTTTCAAAGCTATTGTTTAAAGGGTTTTGATCTATATGGTCTACACTTATATTTAATGTTCCCTTACCATTTCCATAACATCCAGTAATTACTTGGTGAATGTATAAACCTTTATGATCTCTATGTATATGTGTTTGAATATATCCATATGAATTTTTAGACCAAGATAGTTTTTTATTATTATTATTCTTTTGTTCAAAATCAATAATTTTTTGATAACTTTCTGGACACAATTTTACAAGTGTTTCCTTTTCACAATACATTACTAAATATTCTTTTTCATTTTCTTTTATTCTCCATATAGGATTTTTCATAATATTTGCGTCTTGACCCATTCTCGAATAATGACCTTCTATATATTCAACAAAATTATAATTTTCAATAATTGTTTTATGATAAAAGTGATAAATTTCAACATTACAGTGTCTCAAATCATATTTATTACTATTTTTAAAATTATAAAAAACACTTTCAGAATTATATTTAAATATAAAATCCAAATATGTAAATCTTTTATAGTTTGTTGGAAATGATGGGTATATATCATTTTCCGTAACAAATATAAAACTTTTATTATAATTAATAATCTTATCTTTATCCGCCAAATCAAGCAGATAAATTTTATCAAAATATTTAATTTCCCCACACATTAATTCTTTGTTGTAACCATAAATTGGCTTCATTGTAATAGTATTACATAATACATTATCCTCAAAATTGATTTCAATTTTATTATTATTCATATTATAATTTATATAATATGGATGTATTTAAGTCATTTTTATGAGATATGTATATATGTGTATTATTGTAAAAACTACCCATGCCCCTAATTACTATAAGCTAACCCTCCCATACCGCTCATAATTCTAAGAACGTTGTAATTGGTAGCATAAACTCTGACTTTAGCAGTCTTTGTTCCTTCAACAGTAGCATTTGACAATACAAGTTGGAGGGTAGCGTTATCAATTCTGGAGAAATTACATGTGCCTGATGGTTGATGTTCCTCAGGTCTCAATGCAAAAGAATAAACGTTAATACCCTCATCTGGAGATCTAGTATGAGATTGGTAAGGCTGAACCCAAGAGAAGTATGAACCTTCACGCTCAGAGAATCTATCTTGACCATTTAGTTGTAACTTCGCAGTAACAACTGGATTTTGTCCCCAACAATGCATGTCCAAAGAAGTCTCCGAGAGAACAAAAGTACCAGCATCAGAGACTCCAGAGTTTTCATTGTGTCCATCGGATTGATCGTAAAGACCAACACCTCCAGTTTCAGGGTTACCAGGAACAGGAGGACCACCAAAATTAACTTCGTTATAAGGATTGGAAGCTCCATGCCAATATCCTGTAAATTCAGAATTATTTTGGTTGTAATCAATAGCACCAGCATCATTGAAAAGACCGTTTACATCAATGAATGCACGACTATCTTGAGCAACAGCTCCAGGACCACCGAATGCATGAATAGCATTTGGTAAAGCATCAATTGCATCAGTGTAATTGAATGGTTGAGCACCAAGAACCTTGAAAAGAAGAGCATCACAAGTTAATGATGAACAATAATCAACGTTTGAATCCGGTTGAACAACCCAGATAAGCTCCTTGACAGGGTGATTGAAGTTCAACTTAATCTTGTTGGAAGACGAACCAACTGACTCATCTCCAGTGAATTGTAGTTGAGTGATTAAGTATTCGTGTGGATTTTGTGCCATTCTACGTCTCTCATCAGTATCTAAGAATACATAATCAACATAGAGCGATGCAGCAACCAAAGATTGGTTGTAAGCAATTGTCGCAGGAACTGGAGAACCTTGTGTGGATTGACCTGCCGCTTCAGCATAAGGATTTTGATTACAATTCAATGTAGTAACAGCCCATAAACACTCATCAATAGGACGAATATCAAGATTAATCTTTACTTCATGGTATTGTAAAGCAATCAAAGGAAGAGCAAGACCTGGATTTGTGCAGAACCAGAATTGGAGTGGAACATAAAGTGTAGTCTCTGGAAGAGCGTTACGTGGAGCACATACTTGACGTGGTGCCAATGAATCACAAGGTCCATCAACGTCTGAAAATGAAGGATCAGTGATGAATGTTAGTTGTGTGGTGTTTCCAATCATCTTGAAATAACCTCGTTGCTGCTCAGCAGTAATTGTAAGTTGGTTCCAGATATGCATCCAATCACCATATTGTCTATCAATTCTTTGACCACCAATTTCAACTTCAACTTGAGCAATTAACTGTTCTCCAGGATAATCTAACCAACGGGCATAAACACCAGTATTTTGTGTAGAACTGTAACTTCCTAAACCCATCAATTGATTAATTTCTGGAAGAGTTACTTGGAGATATGTTCTATAAGCAAGATCACCGTTTCTACTAATTGTACATTGTACTCTTCGTCCAAAATCTGCTTGACCATTGAATGTCTGTTCAATAGATTCAATAGCAAAGTTTGTATATCTTCTGTAAGTTACCTTCCAGAATGTGATTTGAGGATTACCAGTAAGGTAAACATCTTGTGCGCCATAAGCTACTAATTGCATTAAACCACCACCCATTTTATTTTTATATATAAGCTAAAGAAAAAAATTTCGTTTATTTTAATTTAATTCATTTAATTAAAATTTAATTAAATAAATTAAATTATTTTATAGAATAGTATTATTATAAAATAATATTATTATATTTGTTATGTAAAAAGATAATATTATATTTTGATATAGGATTTACTTTGAAATTAATTTGAGATTATGTAATTGTTCTAAAGGTTTATGTGATATAAAAGATATGTAAATATATTTTTTAGTAAAAATAACGCAAAAGATAAACTTTTACAACAGAATAGTGTCAATTTGAAAATTTTGTTTCATGAATTGAAGTAAATAATTTTCGTGTAAAATTTCTTTTTTACCATTATGGTTTTTTATAAAAATATATGAACCAGACTTTTTTTTAATTGTCCATCCATCTTCTGCAGCATTATATAGTAACAACATTTTCTTAAATTTAATATTATCAATTTTATCAAATTTATTTTTATTATTTGTTAAAGTGTCTAAATTTATATTTAAAACTGATTCCATTAACTAAAAACAAGAAAACTATTACTTATTTTAAACTTATATCATTGAATATTGTAATAATGTAGCTTTTTTTCAAAAAAAAATGATTAAAAATATTATTAATTTAAAATATTATTAATTTAAAATATTATTAATTAAATAAATTTCGTGAATAATATAGAGATAAATGCCAAGTTTTAAACCAAAAACTAATAAAAAATTTAAATTCAATAAGAAATCTATTATAACACTTGATAGCAAACACAAAGAATTCCTAAATGAATTTTCAAATGATATTATTGAGAGAATACCTTATTTAAAAAATGAGAAAAAGGAATTGCAATTGAAATTAAATGAAAGTATTACAATAGAGCAAAAAATGGATATTCAAGATAGAATTAATGAAATTATAGAAACATTGAAGGAATTGAAACATAAAAAGAGCGAATATTTTTTGAATAATTCTTCATATATTTTTGATTATTTTGAGAACAAAAAAAATATATCTACAGGAGATGTTAAAGTAAGTAAGAATAAATTATTAAACACTTTTTTTAAAATTAAAGATGATGATACATTGAATTCGTTAGAGACAAATAAAAATAAAAATATTGTTCAGAAATATCTTAGTAATATAGATGATTCATTTTTAGATGTTAATTCATTTATTTGTCAAACAGATATTTGTAAATATTGTTTTAAAGGTGAATTAATTCCTTTGGAAGATGAAGGAATATTAATTTGTAACAATTGTTCCAGAAATATTCCATATTTAATTGAAAATGAAAAACCTTCTTATAAAGAACCACCCAAAGAAGTTTGTTTTTACGCATATAAAAGAATTAATCATTTCAAAGAAATTCTCTCACAATTTCAAGGAAAAGAAACTACACAAATACCACCAGAAGTTGTTGAAAATATTAAATTACAAGTAAAGAAAGAAAGAATTGAACTTGCTAATATTTCAAATAATAAAACAAAAGAAATATTAAAAAAATTGGGATATAATAAATATTATGAACATATACCTTTTATTAAAGATAAATTGGGTATAAAACCACCTATTATGTCACCTGAATTGGAAAATACACTTTGTAATCTTTTTAGTGAATTACAGTCACCTTATTCTAAATACTGCCCTGATGATCGGGTTAATTTTTTAAATTATTATTATACCGCTTATAAACTTTTAGAATTATTAGGAGAGACACATTTTCTACCATTACTTCCTTTATTGAAAGATAAAGAAAAAAGAATTGAACAAGATACAATTTGGAAAAAGATATGTGAAGAATTAGACTGGGAATTTATACATACTATTTAGTAGGTAAATATGGAAACAATTTTAATTCGTTTGTATTGTAAATTGAATAACTTGGATCATTTGAAAAAGTAGGGTCGTTATAATCAAAACCCACACCGTAACCACCTTTCTTTTTTGAATCATATGCAAGATTCGCATTGAAATCTGGATCGCCCAGTTTATCTATATTACCACCTGTTTTCGAATACTTTTTTACCTTTTTATTTTTTCTTGTTTTTTGTGATTTTCTTGTTTTTTGTGATTTTCTTGTTTTTTGTGATTTTCTTGTTTTTCTTGTTTTTTGTGATTTTCTTGTTTTTTGTGATTTTCTTATTTTTTGTGATTTTCTTATTTTTTGTGATTTTCTTGTTTTTGATTTACCACCTTCTGATGGATAAAATATTTCTTGATTATATATTTCATTTGATAGGTTATCTTCCATAGATTGTATTGCTTTTGGATTATATTCTTCCTTGTCATTTGGAATATTATTTACGAGCTCATTATCTTTATTATAATATTTATTCTGTGAATTATTAAACGATTTATCATTTCTATCTGAATTATTAGGAGAAATATATGCATCTGTATCTACCATATCTGTATCTACCATATCTGTATCTACCATATCTGTATCTACCATATCTGTATCTACCATATCTGTATCTACCATATCTGTATCTACCATATCTGTATCTACCATATCTGTATCTACCATATCTGTATTTCCTTTATCTTCAATTTCCATATTTACATTCTCCAAATCATAACTCAAATTATCATCAATTGCTAAATCTGTGATTTCTAAATCATCTGTCATTTCATCGTCATCATAAACATTTGGTTTATTTAAACTAAAATTTTCTTCACCACCTCTTAATTTTTTTGATTTTGGTTTCGAATACTTTCTAATAAAGGGTTTATTTTTTTGTTTCTTATTCATGATATATTATACTTACAAAAAGATAATTTACAGGAATATGAATTACAGGAATATGAATTATAGGAATATGAATTACAGGAATATAAATTATTTAATAATATGTTATCAAATAATTGTATTTACAAAAAAAACACACAAACAACCGTGCTCTTTTCAACATCTTTTCAACACAGTAAGACGTTGAAAAGACGTTTAAGAAATGATTAATTATTCTGGTTTTGTATGCAAAATTGATCACCGAATACATTGAATATGGTTTTATTTGTGAATAGCAAAGTGTGTAATAGATTCTTAGAAACCTCCTAATCCTCCTACTAAATTTAATCCAATTCCTAAACCTGCACCTTGTCTCGAACTTGATCCCATAACAGGAATATAAGTATCCAAGATACTAAAGGTTGCAGCAGCAGTCAAAGCAATCAGAATAATCTCCTCAATATTTAGTGACCTTTTAGGTATTACGTAAGCAACTACAGCTACCATAAAACCCTCAACTAAGTATTTAATAATACGTTTTGTAAGTTCAGCAAAATCAAATAATCCGTGCATTTATATTAAATATCAAGAAAATAATATATATATTAATTAATTAATACTTAAAAATAATATATATAAATTAAATAATATGGAAAATTCTAAAGTTATTAGTTCAACAAAATCAAATTTTGTGAAAAAGGTAGAAAATGGGAAACTTAATCCTAAATATGTAGATTTATTAGAGGAAGATAAGCCTTTGTCTGGACAAAAATTTGTTTGTGTATCTTTTGTTTCACCAGAGAATATTTTGAAGCAAAAGCAAATTTATTTTTTTGAACAGTTCCTAAATAAGTGGGATTTTAATAAATCTATGGAAAAATTCGTACAATTTTTGAGTTTTGTTTCATATAAATATAATTTGACATTTGATGATTTAACTAACGATTTTAAAGAGTTCGTGAAAGATGAAAAGGATATAATTACAATGACAAATATGTCTGATGAGTACAAAACATATATTGATAATAACGAAGAGGAGCTTGAAAAATCATTTAATATTTCACATAATTTCCAAACAAGCACACGTGGTATTAAAGTGAGAGGTTCCTATCCGTCATTAGAAGAAGCTGAACTCAGATGTAAAATGTTGAGAGAAATAGACTCAAGTCACGATGTTTATGTAGGTCCGGTAGGTATGTGGATGCCTTGGGAACCTGAAGCTTACAAAACTGGTCGTGTTGAATATATGGAAGAAGAGTTGAATCAGTTAATGTCGGAAAAAACAAAGAATGAAGCAAATGCTAAAACCGCATTCGAACAGCGTGTAAAAGAATCTAAACAAAGTGCAATCGCAGAAAATATGAAGAAAGCCGAACAAACCGGTAATACATTAACACAATCAATAGATGAAAACGGTAACCTTATTGGTGTAAATAATATAAACAGTCAAGAACTAGCATTTAAAGAACAAGAAATGATTTCTGCTGCTGATATTCGTATGGAACTTTTTGAAGGAGAAAATGTTGTAATTGGTAAAACAGATAATGGTTTGAGTGAGTTAGTAAGTGGTCCATTTTCTAAAAAATTATAATGAATTCTTACACATGTTATAAAATAAACGATTTGAAAAATATATTATAAAATTATTTGCCAAGAAAAGTATTAAGTTTGCAACTACAAATTTTGTAAATAGTTTGCGTGAAAAAAATAGACCATATAATGCTGTAAATAAACCTAAAAAAAATAATATTAATCCTATATAACTAAAAATATAAAAATATATACAATTCTTCTTATCTAAAGTCCCGAAAAAATCAAAATTCATTTATAATATAATAAAATATAATAATATTATAAATTCGTGGGATCTATGGTTTCATAAGCCCATCCCCTCCCTCTCAGCGTTGGTTTTTCTCTGTAACTCTCGGCGTTGGCTTTCCTGATTAGCTCTTGGTGTTGGCTTTCCAAATTAGCTCTTGGTGTTGGCTTTCCAGATTAGCTCTTGGTGTTGGCTTTCCAGATTAACTCTCGGTGTTGGCTTTCGAGATTCGCATATAGCGTTGGTTTTCCGGTTTCATACATAAGGTATATTATCACAATTCCGCTTTCAACGTCTTTTCAACGTAGTAAGGTGCTGAAAAGAGTCGGTTTTTTTATCTCAAAAGTAAATTATATAAATCTTTTTTGAGAGAAGAATATTATTATTATTTTAATTTTAATGATTTTGAGATAAATAAAGTATATTTGTATTTTAAATATTATTTTTTTCTCTCAAAAGTAAATTATATAAATGTTTTTTGAGAGAAGAGTATTAATATTTTTTTGTTTTAATGATTTTTATAGATAAAGTAAATTATTGTTTCAACTATTCTTTTTTCTCTCAAAAGTAAATTATATAAATGTTTTTTGAGAGAAGAGTATTAATATTTTTTTGTTTTAATGATTTTTATAGATAA